GTCCTGCAACTGGGGCTCATAGGCCGCTTTCGCCTCGTTGAACCGGCGATCGTAGACGTTGCCATACTCCCGGCTGGCGAAGTTCTGCCCGTAGCTGAGGATGTCTTTCAGCGTGCCCCCAGTGCGCAGCCGCCCGAGGCCGGAGGCCGATTGTTCGATCGCCTGCCTGCCTTCATCCCGGCGCGCCTGATAACTCGGGTCGGCGTAGAGATCCTCGCGCGTCGGCGCCTGAAACGACCATTTCGGGATCGGCGTGTAGGCCGGGCGCGTCGGGTAGGCGAGGCTGCCGAGGCCCCCATAGGAGGAGTGATTCGTCGCGGATGGCGTCGTCGAGGGCACCGTGGGCGTCGGACCCGGACCCAATCCGCCCGCCCAGGGGCCCACATTCGCCCCTGGCGTGCTCAACGGATTGCCTGGATCGTTCAACGGGTGACCCGGATCGCCCCAGACCCACTGCTGGCCGGAAAACCCTGAGTTTCCAGCCGGCGGCGGCGCCGGACCCACGCCAGCCGTCTGCCCACCCGGATCGCCCGGCCCCGACAGCCCGTCTTCGTAGGGTTGGCCGTACTGGTCGTATTGGATCATGGCGTTAGTACCCCTGATACGGCGCGATCTGCTGCGGATAGCGCCTGCGGAGCGAGGCGACGTCGTTGGACGTCGATCGGATGAGACCGCCCAGACTCGTCCCGCCCTGGGCGCTCGACGTGGCATCGGTAGGCGCCCCGCCGGGCAGCGCGAGCGACCCCAGCGACGGACGCGGGGCCGGCGCCATCGGCTCCGCCCGCGGCGAGAATGGAATGCCCAGCCGCTCGGCCCGACGGCGGAGGATCGCGTCTCCCATTTCGCGGTAGGGCGCCTTGCGCGCCTGTTCGGCGTCCCACTGCGCGCGGGCCTCGGCTTGCGACTGGTCGTATTCCTGCCGGCGGCGCAGCTCGTTCTCGCGCTCGAAGGCGAGCGCCTGATCCGTGGCCTGCGTCTGGGCCTGTGTCGCGTTCTTTTCCGCGCTGCGCTTGACGAGCGCGCCAGCCACGGCCCCTCCGGCTGTGATCAGTGGCACAATCGCTGGCATCTACTTCACTCCTACAGGAAGGGCGAAATGTCGCCCCGGCAATGTCACGCCGCCCAACTTGGTCACCATACCAGCCACGTCATCCGTGAGGGCGCACGTCCAGACCGTCTGCGATCCCCAGATCCGCGCCAAGCTCCGCATCCCTGCCAGGAGCCGCCCCGCCACCGAGGCCTTGCCGCGATGCGATGGCGCAATCCACACACATTCCGCATGCACGATCCGCATCAGTACCCACGTCCCCACGATCGCGCCCTGATCTTCGACCACCAGCACCCGCGCATCGACCGGATCCAGCGCCGGGACGATGCCCTCCGCTTCTGTGCCCGCGAGCCGGTGCCATTCCTCTGGCGGGAGGAGGCGGGTCGTCACGCCTGCACCTGCTCTACGATGATCGCGAGGTCATACTGCATGGACGTCCCCCCCACCGACGCGTACGTGGTCGTATACGTGACCGGCGTGCCCTGGTCGATCCGCACGAGCCAGGACAGGCTTTGCACCGTGCCCGTCGTATTCCCCGTCACCGCCGCCCCGGTGTGCGTGCAGGTGACCGCCGCATCGGTGAACTGCACCGCGACGATCAGACTGCTCGAGGTCGTCGCCGCCCGCACAATGCGCGCGAACGTGGTCACCCGGTAGTACCCGGCCGCGAGCGCCCCGACCGGAATCGCCGTCGCGCCAATCGACGCACTCTGATCTTCGACTTCGACGGTCGAGATCCGCGCCGCGCTCGCGTCCACGTCGCCTGCGAGGGCCGTCGTCCAGTCCAGAAACACCCGCGTCGGGCGCCGGTCGCGATCGACAATCGCATCCTGCGCCGGAAAGGGCGCGGTCGTGAACGCCATCAGGCCGCCTGCGTCCGTTGCCCACTGGTCACCGCCACCTGTGCGCCGAGGATCCGCCACGGGATCGGGTCTGTGACCACGATCTCGGGCATCCACCGCCGGGCGCTGCCACACCGATCCCAGATCGTGCGCGTCCCATACTGCCCCAGGGTGCCCGCGCTCCGGGTCCGCTCATTCCCCCACGTCTTCCCGCCGTTCGGCGACACCCGGAGCCCGATCTGCGGGTCGCTCCCCTGGCCACTGACGAGCCCGAGGCCCGGCTCGAGGAGCACTTCGAGGCGACTCACGAACGCGCGCCGATTGTCGCTCGGGAGTGCGGTCGCCCGACGCACCCGCCGAATCGGGCGCCCATCGACGTCGCTGCCGAGTTCGGCGGCCATGCGATAGATCGTATCCGACCCGCGATCGAGCAACCGATGTTCCCCGAACGCGAACGCATGATAGAGCGTGCGCGAGGCCGTGTACGCGTTCATTTCGCTGATCCAGGTGCCGCGCTCGCTCCAGCGCAGTTCGGTCGGCAGATTCAGCGTCGGCGAGGCGTCATAGCATTGCGTCACGTTCGCCCGCAGGAAATGGAGCAGATAGAACGTGTGGCCGGCGTCCTCGTAGGTGTCGCCGATCACGTCGCTCACCATCTCCATCTGATCATGCGCCCAATGCGCCGCGAACGACGAGACGACGCGCGGGACGAAGCCCTCGGCCGCGACGACGGCGCCGTGCCCGTGCTCGGTGCTCGACAGCCAATAGAGCGTGCCGGAGACGACCGCAGGCGACCAGGGCGCCGCCGTGCCGTAGGGCACCAGCCCTGAGGGATGCGGCGCAAACGGGAACGGGAAGGTGCCCTGGTTGTACCAGACTTCCGAGGTCTTCTCGCCGAACAACCACACGTAGCGGCCTTGCACCTTCATCGCAATCCAGGGATCGGATCCAATGGACCGCTGCGCAAACTGCAACGGATCCCAGGTCGTGCCGTCCAGCAGGGCCGACAGATAGAGTGTCGAGGTGGGCGCATCCAGCGTGAGAAAGTAGCCGTCCAGATGCGCGCCCATCGTGGTCGCGCCCGTGCGCACCTGCGTCAACGTGTTCGAGGTCAGATCGAAGTTGTACCCGTTGTTCCCGCTGGTAATGAACAACTGCCCGCCGCCGTCGCCATTCGTCGAGATCGTGGCCGGGTTGGCATCGACCGCCACGGTCCCGCGGCCGGTGACCGTCCCGGTGGCGTCGATCTCGCAGAACGTCTGGCCGATGACGGCGAACTCGCGCCCATCTTCGTAGAAATGGCCGCGCCCGCCGGCCGCCACACCAAGCGCGCCCACGGCCGCCACCCCCGGTGTCGGATAGAGCGCGAGCTCGCCGGTCTTGGTCCGCTCGACGTACCAGTTGACGGTCCGCTCCCCGTTCGCCAGCGGGCTTTGCGTCACGTCTGAGCCGCCGATGAAGCCAGGATAGGCCGGCATCTACTGATCCGTGTTGATGTGCCACCGGGACGCCGTCGTGCCGACCAGCGCCGGATCCCCTTGCATCCGCGGGACCACCACATTCACCATCTTGATCCGGTCTTCCGCGCGCTGGGCACTGCGCACCAGGACGGGCGACGGGTCGCGCTCGAAGTCCGGCGCCATCTCGACCGCCAAGGCCGTCTCGTAGAAGAGCTGATACCCCGGCGGGACCGACAGCGTGTCCGTCAGCGCGAGCGTGCCCGAGGTGTTCGGCGTGTAGATCGCACCTTGTAGACTGGACAGCGTCGGCACGGGCCAGAAGGTAATCGTGCCGGTCGGCAGCGTGGCCGCATAGAGCGCGACCTGCGGATAGGGCGCCGTCAGCGCCTTTTGCGGGATGTCCGCATAGTCCGCATCCGACATGAGCGGCCCGAGGTCGATCTCGAGGTCGGGATTCTGCGCCGTGTCGAGGATGTTGATGTCGTCCACGAACACGGGCCGCGCCACGTTCACGGTCGCACCCACCCCGACGGCGTAATCCGCGACGTTGGCCGTGATGGTGAACGTCGTGCGCACCTGCGTATAGCCGAAGAGCGCCATCGTGCGCCAGGAATCGACGAGCGCGTTCAGCCGGGCGAGGGCCAGCTCGCTATCTTCGGCGGCCGGCGTCTCCCCCCCGGCCACCACGCCCAGCCGTTGCAGGGCATGCGTGATCAGAGTGGCGACGGTCACGGCTGCGCCTCACGATAGGTGTGGGCGCCGCGATGCCCGGCGGGCCGGATGCAGGCTTTCGCCGAGGCGGACGGGCTGACCTTGCCGCAGGGCTCGGGCTGCGCGGCGATGGCGGCTTCGATCTGCGCGACCGCCGCCTGGACGGTCTCCGGTAGGGGGGGCTCGGCCGGTTCCGGAACGGGTGCCACGCAATCGGCCGGCGAGGTGTGCCAGCCGTCCCCGAGCGCGTCGAACTGCGCCCGCGTCGTCACCAACCGCGGGACCGCCGTCGCATGGTAGTACCAGGTCGGGCCGGGCCAGTCAGACATGCGTCGCCTCGGCGTCCTGACGCACGAGCCCGGTCGGCGTCCGCACGTAGCCATCGAGCGGCGGCAGCCCCATGCACGCCCGGACGAGATCCTCCTCGGCCCGGAACCACTCAGGAATTTCTTCCGACTGCGTCACCTTGGCAAACGCTTCCCGATAGCCTGGATTTTGCATCCGAATCTCTCGCGCCCGCGCTTCCGCTTCGGTCGTCTCGCACGCCTCCACCGGACCGGTGGGCGCGATGCCGTCCATGTCCCGACACGCCTCCCGAAACGCCTTCACCCGCGCTTCATACTGCTCGAGCGTGGCGTGCGTCTCGTAGCCGTAGAGCTCGCCGGGGTTCTTCCGGCACAGTGGGCTCTGTTTCGCAATCTTCACGCGAACGCCCATGCCCTTCGCGATGCCGATCCACATTTCACAGTTCGCCCGGCTCTCTTCGAGGTCGCTCCGATGCTCGTAATGCACGCCCCAGAGTCCCAGCGTGGTCACGCCCTCGTAGAGCGCGAGCGCAATCATGAACGCCGTCTGTGACTTGATCGGTTCCTCGGGCCAGAGGTCCGTAATCGTCTCCACCGGATAGCGGACCGCCTGCGGAATCTCTGGATAGGTCTCCGACATGTAGACCGGCACCTTGCTATCTTTCAGATACTGGTAGTAATCCGCGAATCCGTTTTTACGGGCCACGCGGAAGCAATGCGGCGGATGAATGTCGAAGAGCCGATCGGCGCGTCCCTGCGGAATGAGCAGCGCCGTCGAGGAGTGGACCCAGATTTCCCACGTGGGATCGCCATATGGCGCGAACTTGATCGAGTCGGCGTGCGACCCGACGATCGCGACGTTCCGATGGCGCGCCGGACCAACGACCGGCGGACGCCCCCAAGTCGCCTTGGGAGCGCCCGTGATATACATCGGCATCGCCGTATTACGGGACGATGTCCGTGGTCAACCCGTAGCACCACGGGTTGTCAATGTAGGCCGTGCCTGAGGCGTTGCCCGAGACCGCGGTATACGTCGCGTTGAAGATGACGTTCCCGCCCGTGCTCGTGCTGATGTCCGCCGCCGCCGTGCCCGCTTTGAGCACGCAGCCGGTCGTGACACTCGAGGACGAGCGCGTGGCCGTGAACGACCCCGCCACGCCGACCCAGCCCCACGTATCGGACACCGTGACCTCGGTGATGATCCCGACGCGGCCCTTCGAACCGGTGCCGAGCGCCGAGGCCAACCCGCTGGCGTCAATGATGACCCAGTCGCCCACCGCGAAGACCGCCTGATAGTCGCACAGGCGATACTCGAAGCCGGTGTTCGGGTCCATCACCTTGTTGCCGAGCGGGAGCCGGTAATAGGGCAAGCCCGCGGCCGTGGGTTCGCCGGTCAGCCCGATCAGCCCATCTTCCCCGAACCGCGAAGCGTCGAACTGCGTCTTGGCGCCGATCCAGACGGTCGTCCCGCTCGCATGCGAGCGCGCCCGCGTGGAGGCGCCGCGCGTGACCTCCACGTAGCCGGAGATCGGCACGTTGAGGACGAGCATCGCCTCGCCGCCGACCACAATCAACGACTGCGGCGACGTGAGCGACCCCAGGCCATTGATCCCCGAGGTCGAGGCCACCTGGAACCGCGTTTGTGTGCGGTCAATCGCCGCCGAGAGCGTGGTGCTGGTGAGTGCTGCAATCGCCATGACTTACGCTCCCTGGACGCGCAGGGCGCCCCATTCCGGCCGGATCAGGTTCCAGCCGAAAAACACATCGAGTCGAGCCTCGTTCATGTCGTTCTCGATGTCGAAACTCTTCGTGAGGCGCATGGAGATCCCCGCTTCCTCATCCCGCGCGAACACGCAGACTGGCGCGTCCACGTCTTCCGCGTCGGCCATGCAGAACACCACCGTGCCGGGCGCGAAAATGAGCCCCTGCCGCGAGGCCGTCGCCGTGAGTGAGCCGCCGGATGGGTTGGCCGCCCAGACCGTGATCGCCGCGTTGTCCGCCGGGAGCGCCGAGACGTTCTGCTGCGGCCCGCTCGCATAGACCGGCGGGTCAATGTAGAGCGTCGGGGTCGCCCCGGAGGCCGCCGCGCGCAGCGTGAACTGCCGCAGCCGCTGCGTGCTCGTGAAGTTCGCCGAGTTCACCTCGTAGACCCCGGCGAACGTGATCACGTCGCCCTCGACGAGCGCCGTGTCCGCGTTGAAGCCGTCCGTGACCACGCTCGACGCGCCTTCCGCCACGCCCCCGGCCACGTTGACCAGCGGCGTCGAGGCTGAGAACGACCCGGACGTGAAGCTCGCCACGTTCGGCGAGGCCGCCCATCGGTCAATCCCGAGGGCCATCGGCCCCGTGAACTGGCCCTTGCGGAACGCCTCCTTGGCGCCGAAGCCGACGTTAGCGTTGCCCTTCTGGGCATCCGCAATGACGGCGCTCTGATCGCTCGACAGGATGGCTACGAGGTCATCGGTCGAGCCGACCATGTCGTTCAGCTTCGCCACCCCCTGCGCATACGTCAGGTTGGTCGTCGGCGACGTGCCGAGCGTGCCGATGGAGTTCGGGATCTTCTTCGCGAGCCGCGAGAAGCCCTGGGCCTCCATGTATTGCACGATGTGATTCACGCAGGGGTTGATGACTGTGCGCCGAATCTCCGACTTCTCCAACGAGAGCGTGTAACTGGAGAGCTCCACGCCCGAGTTGTACTGATCGGTGATGGTCAGCGGCGTGGTCTGATCGACCACGGCCTGCTTGGCGATCTTGGCGCCCGAGGCGCCACGCGGCCGGAACGGCAAGCGCGCCTGAATCTGCGCGCCAACCTTCGCCCCTTTGACGCGGAACTGCGGATCGTACGACCGATCCGCCGCATCAATCAACACCGTGCGGTTGCGAAACTCCCGCGCGATATCGTTGATGACCCACTGTGGGGTAATCGCTGATGTAGCCATGAATTAATACCTGTAGCCCGCCCGACGCCGCTCGGCGATCTCCGCCTCTTCGATCCGAATATGATCCTTGAGGGGCACGCCTTTCGCGGTGTCGAGTGTGGCCGAAGTGGCGCCGCCGCCGACCGTCTGCTTGGGCGGAGCGGGCGCCTTGGTGACGTGGGGCACCTTGGGTGCCGTGATAGACAATTCGATCTCTTTCAGCAAGGCCCCCACCTGCGTTGCGGACGGCGCAGACCGCACCTTCGCGAGCAATGCGGCATCCTTGCCTAATCGATAGGCAATGTCACCGCCGTGCTCAGTCCCGGCGAGATATTCGGCGAGCGCGGGCGCTCGTGGGTTGTCGGCAAAGGCTGAAACGACCGTTTCAATCACCGCATCGGCGTCACCAAAACGCTCGCGCACGGCGGCCTGCTGCTGGTCGAGCGTAGCGGCATGCTGCGCGGCGCGTTCGTCGGCCTGGGTCCGAGCGATGCGGGCTCGGACGGCGTCCTGTTGCGTCCGGAATTCATCGCGCGCCGCCCAGCGTGCGTGAGCCGTGAGGTACTGGCCGTAATCCTGAAACGCCGACTCAGACGGCTCAGGATCGGAGAGGTCACCCGCCATGGGCGCGACGGGTGGAGCCGAGGGCGACGCGGACGTCCGGGGCTCGGCCGGACGCTGCGAGGCGGCGATCTCGGACCGGAGGAGATTGCGCTCCCGGACGAGTTCGTCAATTTCGGATTTGATTTGGGCCTTCCGGGCCGCGGCACTATTGCGGCGTAGGACGCGGGCGGCCTCGGAGATCTCAGGGTCAGGGGCAACGCTCGCGGCTTCCGCTTCAGGGGTCGGGGGAGATCCCTCGGTCGGCGGGGTCGCGGGCGTCGCCGCTGGTGGGGGCGTGGCGGCCTCCGTCGCCTCGGCCGCCTCCGCCGCGATGTGCTCGCGCAACGTCTGCGGCGCGATTCGCTCCGGTGGGGGCGCCTCGATGGATGCCGCCGTGATCGGATCGGCCATTAGCAGCCGGGGCCTCGTCCAGTTTTCTTGCCGCCCTTGCCTTTGCCCTTCATGGTCACTCCACAACAAAAAAGCCCCAGCCGCCCGGTGAGGGGTCGGTCTGGGGCTCAGGGTGTCTGGTCGCCCGCGTGAGAATACGCGCCGCTAGCGGCTTAATACTGCGCCCGTGCGGGCGGGCGTGTCAACTGTGATGCGCTGATAGGTTTCGGTCTTCACCGATTGCAGCCGGCCTTCGTGCAGGCAGAGACTAATCGTGCCGGTCGTGACCGAGAGATCGAGGGCCCGTTGCAGCGACTGCACGAGCGCATCGAGTGCGGTCATTGCAGGGCGCCCACCAGCATCGCCGCGCCGGCCGCCGCGAGGGCCACGCAGGCGAAAAAGAGCACCTCGCCAAGGGCCTCGATCATGACACTTTGACCATGCCAAAAATGCGATTCTCCAACACGAATGGATCGTCTAGATAGGCCCGATATGTACCGCCGCCAGCAGCACGCACAGTGAACTCGCCGGATGTGGCGATGCGATAGCCGGTCCACACACCGACTCTCCCTGACTCGTTCCGGCGCAGTCGCGTCCACGACCGACCTCGCAACACGACCACATCACCACGTTTCCACTGACAGCCATGACGCCCCACCCTCATGCGCCCCCCATCCCGTTCGGCTTCGCTGGCGCGTTGTTGGCACTGACCATCCCCATCGCGGTCGAGTGCTCCAATTGCTCCTGCGCCACGTCGTGCTCGGTCGCGAGCATCCGCGTCTCGTGCGTCTGCTCGATTTTCGCCAGCAAGAGCCCGAATTTCTGCTCCAGATTCTGCAACACCAAGGCGTTCTTGGCCTCGATCTGCGCGATCTGGACCTTGGTATCGTTGTCGAGTCTCGCCTTTTCGATCTGCGCTTGCTGCTTGGCCTGATCCGTCTCGATGAACTGGATCGCCTGCTGCAATTGCTGTTGCAGTTGCTGCAACTGCTGTTGCACTTCGGGTGGGATGCCGTCTTGCCCCTTCGGCTCCATCTGCGCGACGAGTTCCGGCATGCCCGGCCCGTCGATGTTCTTCAGCAGGGCAATCAGGGCCGGCTTCTGCAATTCAGGCGGCAGCTTCGGGATGATCTGCTCGAGCACGTCCACGGTTTCCTGACGGGCCGTATCGTGGCGCTTCCCGGCCGAGATCGCGATGTCGTAGTCCTCGGGGTGCCCTTCAACGTTCAAGATCGCCGCCGCCGTCTGATTCGCGACGAGCGCTTCGGCGTCCGGCTGCTGGGCCTGCCCCTTGTAGGCCACGATCGGCTTTTCCTTCTCGTCGGCGCCCACGATCCGCAGCACCCGCGGCGTGTCGTAAATCTCCCGCGCCATCGACATGATGATTTTCGCGGTGCAGACGATCCCGTCGCCCAGGTTCTCCATGTAGTCGGAGGTCCCGAGCTCCTGATTCAGCTTGCGCTCGCGGATCGCCCGGCCGGACTGCTCGCGGTGCGTCTCTTCCTGGAACACGTCCGCGTTGCCGGTGACGTTGCGCACATGGTTCTGCATCCGCTGCGCGGCGAGCGTCAGCGCCGTCACATCCACGCCAGAACTCACCCGCTGCGGGGGCGGTAAGGGCGCGCCGTTGGTGGCCATGACGCGCTTGTAGGGCAGAAACGCCGGGTTGCTGCGATTGGACGAGGCCCAGATGTCCTTAAACTCTGATACCTGGTCCCACTCCACGAGCCAGGGCGCCGTCTTGCCGGTGCTGATCGCTTCCATTAGGGACGACTCGGCGTAATCCTCCATCCGGTTCGGGTCTTTCGCCATGCGCACGAGCCCGCGGAAGTCGAGCACGCCATTGATATTCCGGCGCTCGCCGTAGACCATGACGATGGGCACATATTCGCCGGGAATCACCGCCTCATCGAGCACTTCTCCCGCGCCGTTGATCAACTTCCATTCGACCGTGGTCTGTTCCACGTCTCGCGAGCGCGTCGCCGTCACGCCCTCGGGGAGATCGCCCTCGTGCTCGGTGCCGTCCTCGAGCAGGTGTCGCGTCTGCGTCGTGGTCGTGAGGCTGTAGTACTCCCCAATACGCGCATGTTTCGCCGTCAGCCAGTCCGGCGGACTGTCACCAAGCCCCGAGAAGCCCTGTGAGCCAAGCGACTCCGCCACGGCGGTCTCACCGAACCGGGCCTTGTATTCCTCGTGTGTCAAGTCTTCCCAGCGGATCGCCCATTTCTTGTCAAGGCCGTCCAGGCGCTTCGTCGCCGGGTCGCAGTAGACCGTGTGCTGATTGTCGATCTCCTCGATCCGGATGTCCTGCTCAAAGCCGCGGCCGATATGCGCATTGCGGATGGCCCAGAAGCCCCGGCCCATCTTCGCTTGGTGCTGGCCCGCCCAGCTGTAGGCGCGCCCGGCTTGCGAGAGCCGCTCGACGCGCCGGACGATGCCCTGCCAGTATTCGGCCTGCTGCTCGTCGGTGCCGTGACCCACAGCGCTGATCTTGATGCCGGGCCGCGCGAGGCGCTGTTGATTGGTGACGGTCTTGATCGGGCCGCTGAGGAGGTCAATCGTGAGGGCGGGTTTCCCTTCGCGCTCGCGGTCTGCCTTGATCTTTGGATCCCAGTGCTGCCCGGCCTCGAAGGCGAGATCGTCGAGCTCGTTCTGGCGCTGCGTGGTTTCGGCCTCGTTGGCGCGCTTCCACCGGTCCCTGAATAGCGTCCACTCGGCGTCGGAGAGCTTCTTGGGCTTAGCCATGGGAGGCCGACCGCATGATCACGGGCATGTGCGCACTGAGTTTCCGACGAATCGTCGAACGCAGACGCTCACGGCCGGACAGCACGGGCGTTAAATCCACCTCGACCACCGGCGCTGGGACGTCCGTCTCGTCCGCGTCGCTCGCGATCCGCGCCTGCGCGGTCTGTCCCCGCCACGTCACCTGCACCGGACCGACAAACGTCGGATCGTAGCTATGCCAGAACGCGACCACGAGGTGCGCGAGCCATAGCACCGATAACGGCTTCATGATGGGTATTTCGCGCATGGCAGTGAGTGTGGCTGCTGTGATCGGCTTCATGCTGACCTGCCGTTCGATGAAGGCTTGTAGCGCCATCGGTAGCCGGCCACTAGCGCCACGTCGGCATCATCAACCAGCGCGACCTTCCTGTGTCCCAACGCTATCTCAGCCAACCATGCCTCCCACGCACAGGAGAGCCCAAAACACCACCATCCCCATGAAGGCGCCGGGGCCATGATACGCCGGAACCTTGATGTCAAGCACAATTTTGTCTTTCGGCACCTGCTGCCGCACCGCCAACCCGCGCAGCGCGTCCGCGCCGTGGCTCGCCCAGTCATGGACCGGAACCGCCTTGAACTCGTTCAGGCGCTGATTGTAGTCGCGCCGGTAGTGTTGCACGGCCTCGAGGAGCGGGCGCGTGCGCTCCGCATCCCACCACGTGCGCGGGAGCAGCATCCGCACGGCATGGATCCCGTCCTCAAGCGCGATATTGGGCGTGACCTCGAACCGGATGCCGAGCTGCGCAGCCGTCTCAATGCGGCTGCGCCCGCTGCCGAGCTCCCGGACCTGGATGTCATGCGGCGCCCAGTGCTGGCCGTAGACATAGCCTTTCTTGGCCAGGACGGCCGCATAGTGCGGCAACCCCTCGCCGGAGCTCTCGTAGTAGTCCACGATCCGGACCTCGCCGGACCGGAGCGACTGGCTGAAGATTACGGCTGTCGCATCCCCCACGCCGAGATCCCAATCGGTATCCACCGGGAGCACGGGGTCAATCGGCACGGCGGTGATGCGCTGCTGTTCGCGCAAGGTGGCGATCTCTTGGCCGTAAATGGCGCCCTTGACCGAGGCTTCAAAGCTGCACTCGAACTCTTGGGCATACTCGTCCGGGGTCATCACGGCCCGCGCTTGAGCCAGGTAGCCGGCATCGAGCAGGCCGGTCTCGGATGCCTTGTATTCGGCATAGAACCAGTCCGGGTTGCCCTTGGCCTGCTCGGCTTTGGCGTGCTGCGCGATGTCGTAGAACTGATTTTTCCCGTTCGGCGTGCCTAAAAACAGGGCGGATCCGCCCCGGTCGACGAGTGTCGGGCCGATGACCTCTGAGAACGTTTTCGCGGGGTGCAAGCCGTATTCGTCGAGCACGGCTCGGTCGAGGTAGATCCCGCGCAAGTTGTCCGGGTTGTCGGCACCGAAGATTCTCGACTGCCCCTCGTTCGGGAAGTCGGCGCGGAGCTCAGATTGGTTGAATGCCACGCCCGGAATCGGCCGCGCGTAGTGCTGGATGTAATCCCAGGCCACCGACTTGCCTTGCGTGTAGGTGGGGCCGATGTAGGCCACCCGCGGCCGAGGCTTCTCGCAAGTGAGGGCGGTCTGCTGCAAGATGTTCACGCCCAGGACGGTTTTACCGAACCGGCGATGACAGACGAGCACACCGAAGCGCTTCGTGCGTGCGAGCTTGCCGACCTCCCGTTGTAACGGCCGCGGCGTGTAGGGGATGACGACCTCCGTCAGCGGCGCAGCCGCAGCCTTCGGCATCAGAGGTTCTCGTGCCGAATCAGCAGTCCGCCCTTGATGTGCACGTCCTGCTCCTGCTCTTTCGGCTTGTCCAACGCCCGATTGAACAAGTCGGTGAACGCCTGGATGGAAGGGTCTTTCTCCCAGATTTCGATCTCCTGCTCGCCCGCCTTGAGGTGCTGGGCGGCATCTTTGCCCACACGCAAGAATTTCCCGGTGGCCTTGTCGCGTAACACCATGTACGACAGCCCTTTAGCGTTCACAATTTGGGCCGACACAAGCGCGTCCATCTCGCGCAAGACAATCTGGCGCAGGGCTTCCCGCGCCATCTCTTTGCTGATGGTGGGTGCCTCTTTCGTGCCCGTCTTCGGGTTGAACCCTTTCTTTGGGCCTGAGTTGGGGCGTGCGCCTCCGCGTGGCATATGGTTATGAGTTCAAAGAGTTCAGGTGTTCCACGTGCAACCCTAGTCTACGCCTTCGACGGGTCATGGGGTGCGGTCCCGCTCGATCAGGATGGAAATGCTCTCCCAGCGCTGGCCCTTCGCCTGAGACATGGCATCCTTCATCGCCAAACGCGCTGCCATGTGCACCCGGCGCGCGCGGACGGTGCCCCGAAGGGTACGGGGTGCCTGTGTGGCGCTTTCGAACGTGACGGCATATCTGAGTGTATCTGGGACGGTTGGCATTAGTGGTCACCTCTCGTGGTTTTGGTCTGGGGGCGCACGAGCGCGGCGGCGAGGGCTTTGCGTCGCTGGATGGCGGGGTTGTGGTCGGCGCAGGCGCAGGGGGCGACCCATTCGTGTGGAGCGTGGTCCTGCGGTCGGCCGCAGAAGGCGGCATCTTGCCAGGGCGTGCGGGTCGGGCCGTCTGGGCCGCACCAGTGGCTGACCTTGCCGGCATCGGAGCAGGCCTCGCAGTAGTAGACCCAGGGTTCTGACCGTGGCCGTGGGAGCTTGAGCGTGGGGATCTCCATGTTAGGACTCCTTTACGGCCGACAGGAGGGCCGACACGGACGCGGGGAGTTGCCGGCTCCGCGGGTCACGGGCCTCGGCGCGGGTCGTGGCCCCATAGTTCGCGAGGAACACCTTGCGCCAGCCGAGGAGTTCGGGCCCGTCGGCTGGGAGCGTCTCACACAGACGGCTCCAGGAGCCCCAGGATGCCCGGATGCTCGCCATCGTGGCGTCGTCAAGATGGGCCGGCCAACCGTAGCTCCCGATGCGCTGCACGGCTTGGAGCACCTCGGCCCAGGCGAGCTCGGCACGGTCATCTGATGGACCGAGCACGCGATCGCGGATCTCCTTCGGCCGCGGGAAGAACGCACACTCCTTGATGCAGGCCCGCATCGCCGCCAGGACGGCATCATCCGGGAGATCGCTGAGGGCCTCGAGATAGGCCTCCACGCGCACGGCGGATACCGACTCGTTGAAGGTTTCGCCGAGAATGGCCATGAGCTTCCCGAAGGCGACGAGCGCGTCATTCTGCATGGAGACGCCTCCGAATGACCTGTTGGATGGCCTCGACGTTGCCGGCGGTTTTCGCCGTCACCCCGAAAGCCCGCGGCGGGTCATAGTGCAGGTGCCACCGCGACTCCTCGAGCCACCGTATCAGGTTCGGGACTTTCCCTTGCTGCCACGGTTCAGATGCGCAGTGGTTCTCGAGCGCGGCGAGCATGTCCTCAAACGGCACGCCGGAGAGCCGCGCCTTGACGAAGAGTTCTTCCGCCATGCGCGAGACCGTCCGGCCGCGCGGCGGGTAGGCCGCGACGAACGTCCGGAACTCCACGTCGAACGCCGGAGGAGGCTCAGACGCGACGACGGCGGCGGGTTGTGGGGCGTCGTCGTTCTCAGCCGTTCGTGGTTCTCGTGCCGGAGGCACGCCGGACACGTCATCACCAGAAGTAGATACAGAAGTAGAAAGAGAAGTAGAAGTAGAAGTAGAAGTAGAAGCCGACGGGCTCGCCGGTAAATTTCCCGGCTGGCCCGGTAATTTCAGGGCTGGCGCCTCATAGACACTAACCGCTTCACGAGGATGCACGTGTTGATGTTTCGCAAAACTCCGTATTTGCAACAGGTTACGACCGTGGCTGTCCTGATATCTGATGATGAAGCCTGCCTTGCATAACTCGGCGAGCGCGGCCTCGGCATTAACCGGCCAGTACGGGACGAGCCGGGTTTTTACACGGCGCGGATCGTCCAGCATCCGGCCTTCCCGGTCCGCTTGGGTCCAGAGGCCGATAAAGAGCAGGGCTGTCGTGGGGGACAACGCCCCGATGTCGGGGTCGTCGAAGAACTCCGGCTTGATGAGCCGAACACGTGGCATGGGCAGCTCCCTCTTGAGCGGCATCCTCTTATGTCAAAGTCTGCTGCCAGGCGCGCAAGAGGGGACGCGCTTTTCGGCCTCGGGAGCAACCCCTTGCCTAGGCAGCAGTGTGTCAGTGCTCATTCTATCACGGGCGCCAGCAGATCCGCCTGGGCCGGCGCCGGCCTGAAGATCACGATCAGACTCGGGAACGGCGCGCTATTCGGGCTGTCGCCAAACTTCAACCGGCCTTTCAGGAACCGCACCTCGACGCCAGGGCGCGGCTGATGCTGATCCGCATCCCAGATGTGCGCGTGAAACCACCGCGTATCGGTGCGCGCCGGGACGAGACAGACCACCGTACAGCCCCGCCGGGATTCCGCGGCCGCCTTGGCAATGAAGCGCGCGCACTGTGAATAGGGCGGGTTGAGCCAGACCGTCCCAGACCACGCCAGGGTCAGCGCATCGAGCTCGGCCGAGAGATAGGCGGGCGTCTTGGCATTCTCAGCCGTGGCCGCCGCGTCGAGCGTAAACCAGAACTCAGCATGCAGTCGCTGGAACAAGTCGTATGGCGTGGCCCATTCATCACTCGCCCGGCTAAACATGAGAGCGCTATTCATCGCGCGCACCGCGAGCACAGCCATGGCTGCGGCCAGCGCATCTGCGGCCAGATCACGCGCGCATGCGCCTCGGTGCCGCAGCGAGCGCAGACCACCACGGTATTCGGGGCCTGGCGCTCACAGTAGGTGCGCGGGTCCGGCTGGCGGGGCGGCAGCACGGTGCCGAGGCTGTTGCGGCGGGTCTCATTTGTCATGATGAAGACCGGTATAGGTGTTCCCATCAATGGTGAGATTGTCAATGGTGATGTCAAAATGGCGGCTCATCTGAATCAGGCCGACAGTAGCATTCGTTGCGCGGTCGACGACATGTGTGCATCAATCGACCGTTGCGATATTCACGGATGCCGAGACTAGCTGTCTGTGTCTTTAGATTCGTAGTCATCACAGCCCTCGCGCTGGTCTGGATCACAGCACATCGAACACGGCACATCGATACCGGCGCCCCACGGCGTGACCCCGCCTGAATCTTCCAGCCCGGTACCCTGACACGCCACACACGCCTTACAGATATAGCCTGGCACGCGCTCGCGGCAGTGTTCCGGATCGGCGCAGATGCAGTGCTGAAAGGTCTTGTGCATTACGGACCCGAGGCGCTTCACGCGCGTTATCACGACCACTCCTCGCGGCGCACAATATCCAGCGCGTGAGCAAGACGACTCGCGTTGATATCGTCTTCGAGCAATGACGGCGATTCACCGGCCACCATCGCGTAAAAGTCAAAGGCTGCCACGCGCAGTTGTACGAGTTCTGACTCCAACTGCCGCACGCGTGCCTTCAGTAGTTCGAATTCCGGCGTCCCTTCAATATCGGTATCGTTTGGAATCATTCTTGCCTCCACGACCCATAGACCAGCGCGCGAAAACGGCGTTGCTGCTCCTCACGATGTCGTTGCTCTGCGGCCACGTCGTAGGAGCACGTGCGGCAGTAGTCGTCATAGTCGCAGTCGGACGCGAAGAACCGCCCACACTTCGCGCAGCGTTGTTGGTGCTTCCATGTGCGCCGATAGGCTGTGGTGGTCATGCGGCCCTCACGATCTGGAGCGGCGCCGGTACGGGCTCCCCGCCATCGCGCGGCCCATGTGTGCGCGACCAGAACATCCGGCATCGTCCGTTCTCGACGCCCTCGCGCGGGATCAGACTCTCCAGCGCAGCCTTGGTCGATGGTTTCTTGTGCTGGTCGTAGTTGTAGAGCAGGTGCAGGTCCATCACCGGACAGCCGTTGTCCTCAGTGCCTTGGTGCACGCACTTCGAGCAGTACCGCGCTTCGTAGTCCATGCCCGATGATCCGTTCGGAAAGTAGCCCATATCACAGCGCCTGATGACACCGACCGCAGTAGCGACAGCCGTCCACATCGTAGGGCGAATCGTCCACCGCACTATGCAGATACGCGCCGCCGAGCGCGTGCTGCTGTTTCACGCACGTCTGACCATGCACGACGGCTGTTCGTCCGTAGCCAGTCTCCCCATGCACCGCCTCGAGCGCCTCCAAGTAGGCATCGATCAGCGCCGCCGCTTCCGCGTAGGTGGTCGCATCGCGCAGGGAACAGCCCGCGCTCGACCCCTTGCGCCTCAGGAATGACTTGATCCGCGCGCACTCGTCGCGCTGCGCGCGGAGTTCGGCGGGTGTATGTCTGATCATGGTCACACCTCGATGATCTCGATGCCGTATTGGGCTTCGACCATTCTTTTCTTGAGCCGGTAGACCGGGGTGCGCACGCCCTTCACATCCTCCACCACCTGCCGCCCATCGACCAGATAGGCAAAATCGGCCCGATAGGTGCCGACGCCGATGCCGTTGACCACCAGCCGAAACGGTGGTTGGAGTTCGAGTTCACTGATTAGATGCGCGCGCTGCCACGTCAGCAGCACCTGATAGCGCCTGGCCTCCTTGCGACTGGCGAACCTGACGCCGTCCACCACTGTGGGCATCGCGCCGTACTTCGCGTGACGCACGCGCGGCACCTTCGGCGCGGCGGGCTTACGAGGCATTGCGCGCCTTCTGGCCAGGCGCACGATAGCCCCTGTTTTGCACGGCCCAGACTGGCCGTTGGCTAATCCACCACGTCTCAGGCCGGCGCCCCTCTTCGAATCCATCGAACCCCTCCTCATGCGCAATCGCCGCACGCAGCGCTGAGGATAGCCACGGCTCCGCATAGGTGGCATCGGCCACGTATTGATACTGCAGCCGATCGCACGGTTGCAGATGCGAGGTGAGGCCGAGCCCTTCACGGTCCGGCACTGCTTGATCGGTTAGCCACACGAGCGGCGCGCCGATCAGTTCGACATAGGCCGGATTCGGCCGCAAGAATCCGCGCGTGGTGATCGTCACGGCCGAATGGCGGCAGCAGTAGTGATAGAGTCGTGGCCGTTCAGGCATTACGTGCCTTCCGGCCAGGGATGGCCACACGCATCACACCACGCATCACCGCATTCAGGGCAGACCATTCGATCCGGGCGTTGTGTTCCGTCACTGCGCCTCAACAGATGTTCACACGCGCGTCTTGCGTGGTCGCCATGCACCGCACACGCCATCCGCGCGATCGATGATCCTGATGTCGCCGTAGGATCGCCGAGCCAACAGGTACATTTACGCATTCCGCGCCTTCCGAATCTGGATGCTACGCGCGATCATCTTGCGCGCCTGGCTGCGTAGGGCGTTCTCGACATGGGTAATGTCCTCAACGCTGGCCTCGGCCGTCAGACAATACCCCCGATTCCCACCGAGGATGCGGCCCGCGCTCGCTTCGGCCACGGCGCGAAAGTGGCGCTCGGTCCAGCGGCGCGTTTCATCACCTGAGACCGCGAGCAGATATGGGTTACGGCCACCCCACGGCGGAGCGATTAACTGCTTCCGCGTGACCCAGCCGCGGCCCTTTAGCGCGAGCAGTAAGATTGCGACATCATCGGCCAGCGTGCGCACCGGGCGACGGCGGTAGGGGAGCAGGGGCGCTTGCATCATGACCACTTCATCAGCGCCTTGACTCGCGCCAGCGACCGACGGCAATCCTCTCCATAGGTGCCGCCGAGTTGCCGATCACATAGCCGATTGGCGTCAATGACGAGTGCTTGCACGAGGGCTTCAATCTCTCGGCGCTCCACCTGTAAGGCTTCGATGTGCTGTTCCGCCATGTCCAGCCGATCCGCGAGGTCGCACGCCTCGCAGTGGCGCCGGAGAATGCCATGGTGGCAGCGCACCCCCGCCAGCGGCGCGCTCATTTCTGCACCACCACGCGCATCAGGCCGAGCTTGTCCAGTAGGCGCGCGTTGACATCACGCCGGCCATTCATGATGTCGGAGAGGTAGGCGCCGCTCAGCCCGAGCTGTGCGGCCAGGGCGCGGCGCGTGCCGACCTTGGCCTGCATCTGGAGCAAGACAGCGATCGGATCGACGGGTTGCCCCGTGCGGGTCTGTGTGCGGGTAGGCATACCGTCAGCCTACACCGGATGATTTTGGAATGTCAAGATCAAATAATTTACAAATCCGCTTGACAACCTATTCTGCCGTTGCTATGCTGGGTTTCGTCAAGGGGGAGCACATGACCACATACACATTCCACACCGCCCTACTCAGCGACGATGCCGACACCCCGCGCGCGTGGACATTTTTTCTACGTGGGGACTACGTATACTTTACGGATGAGCACGGGCGTGATCGCCAGGTCTGCCGACGGCTCTATACCTTCGGCGACACGCTGACCGCAAGCCCGGACACTCTGCCACAGGTCATCCGTCGGCATGCCCGGCTTCGCCGCTATGATGAGGCGCAGCGCGCCCGTAATCCGCGCTGGCGAGGGGTGCGCTAATGGACGCCACCTACTACGCCGGCAGCGACACCCGAGAGTTTACCGCCCGCTGCGCCGACTGCGGTGGCACCGCCGACACCACCCGGCTCGGCGAGCCGCTGTGCCATGAGCATGCCGCCGACTGGGACGATGAACAAGGCCGCTGCGAGCAGTGCGGCATGCCCGACGGCGAGCACCACGGCTTTTGCTCGCACGACACCGACACCGACCCGGCCGAGGGCTGGCCGGAGTATGACCCGCTCAGCGTGCCGACAGAGGTCTAGCAAATGAATACCTACACGATCCTGCATATCAACGGCTCATTGATCTGGACTGGTGATGTTGCAGCGCAGAAGGCCAACCTACGCGGGGCCGACCTGGGCGGGGCCTACCTACGCGGGGCCAACCTGGGCAGGGCCAACCTGGGCAGGGCCAACCTGGGCGGGGCCAACCTGGGCGGGGCCAACCTACGCGGGGCCGACCTGGGCGGGGCCGACCTACGCGGGGCCTACCTACCAACCGGGGAGAGATGGGAGGCCTATCTCGCGGACGTGGTGCCGGCGCTGTTAACGGCCGGTGGGCAGCCGCTCGACGGGGCCGCTGCGCACTGGACGTGCCATACATGGGAGAACTGCCCCATGGCCTGGACCTTCTCGTGCGCTGGCATCTCCGGTGTGCCGGCGCTGCTGCGCCCGCGCGCGGAGCAGTTTATTCACTTCTTTGATGCGGGCCTCATCCCGTGCCCGGTGAGATCATGACATCCATTACCCTGATTGATCTCTCGTCGATTGTCTATCCGCTCTGGCACACAGAGACGGTGAACCCAAACCCTGACGCCGTCAGCCAGGGCACCGTGCGGCGCGTGCGCGAACTAGCGCAGCCGCATACGGCGATCTGTGTCGATAGCAAGAAGAGTTTCCGCCGCGACCTTGATCCCACCTATAAGGCGCAGCGTGACGCGACCGACCGCGAGCCGCTCTATCACCAGATGGCCCTCGCGATTGAAACGCTGCGCGCAGACGGATTTCCGATCTGGCAGGCGCTCGGCTTCGAGGCGGACGACGTGATCGCGTCCGCCACGGCGCACGCGCTAACGCTGCCCGGAGTCGAGGTGCAGATTGTCTCGGCCGACAAGGACTTGCTCGCGCTCATCGGCGACCGCGTCACCGCCAAGAGCCTACGCGACAACGCCATCATCGGCCCGCAGGAGGTGCTCATCAAGTTCGGCGTGCGCCCGGACCAGATGACCGACTATCTGACACTGGTCGGAGATGCGTCGGACAACATCAAGGGCGCGGTCGGGATCGGCCCCAAGCGGGCGGCCGAGCTACTGAAGGCGCACGAGACCATCGAGGGTATTTACTACGCGCTAAATGAGTTCCCGCGCGTGTTCACAGAGGGGCTCGCCAAGAGCCTGCGCGATTTTCAGTCGCGCGTCGATGACGTGCGGACGCTAGTGCAGATGCGGACCGATGTGCCGATACCGTTTGAGGAGATTGCGGCTGAGCGCGTGGCTCAGGGAGACGAACCGATGACTGATGCACAACAGGATTTGATCGAGGCGCTGACGCCACCGCCGACGCCGGACACCTTCAATGGTCACGCGGCCGTGCGTGACACGCAGTCGGTCGATGACCGCATCGCGCCGTCGTCGGTGACGCCGGCTGACTCACGACAGGCCGCAACCGTGGCCGAGGCGTCTGTCTCGCTGACGCCCCGTCACGTTATGCCGGCGCAGGTGCTCGCCGCCGCGCCGCTCGAATGGGAGCGGCAACTTGAGCCGCGCTCGCTGGACGAGGCGCGCGTTCTAGCCAAATTCATCTTTGATTCGCGGCTGTTCGGTGCCTACGGCAACGCACAGTCCGTCTTGATGACGGTCATGGCCGGGCGCGAATTTGGGTTGCAGGCGATGGCGAGCTTGCGCGCGTTTCACATCGTGCAGGGCAAGCCGGTGCTCGCGGCCGACGCCATCCGCGCGCTGGTCCTCAAGAGCGGGCTCGTGAAGTCCTTCCGGTGCACGGAGCGGACGCCGCAGCGCGCCACGTTCATCGCGAAGCGCGGTGATGACCCGGAGATGAGCCTGTCGTATTCCATCGACGAGGCGCAGGCCGCCGGGCTCGTCAAGCCCGGCTCGGGGTGGGCGAAGTATCCCGCAGATATGCTTGTGGCTAGGGCCTCGGCGAAGTTGGCGCGGCTGGTCGCGCCTGAGGTGACCTTCGGGTTGTATGCGCCTGAGGAGATCGACTAGTGGCGCATAGTGGCCGCGTGATGGATCGCATTGTCGATCTGACGGTGCGCGCGATGACGCAACGGCTCCCGCGCAAGATTGATCTCGCACGGGAATACGGCGTGCACCCGCGCACGATCAATCGGGCACTTGCCGCCATTGAGCGGCGCGTGCCGGTGCGCTGCGCCAGTGATGCACAGACGGCCCGCGCACGAGGGGAGGCGATTGCGGCGCACTGCCTGAGCGATCTGCGGATCACGCGGGCACTGGCCGAGAAGATGGGGGTGGACCAATGAAGCGATGTCGAGATGATGAACTACTCACCGCTGCCAAGGCCGTGATGGCGCAGTTCGACTCCGGCGCACTCTGCCGTAACACGGACGGCGACATGGGGCCGGATTGGGCGATCAAGGCAATGGCGCCACTAGTCGCGCTCGCGTCCTTGGTCAAGGCCATCGCCAGAGCCGAAGGACGCGAGCCATGACCTGCCGCTGCGGTTGTGGCCGCGCGCTGTTCGGCTCCCGGCGCCAGTGGTGCCCGGACGCCATGAAGGCCCGCGCACGCGCCGCCTATGCGGCCAGCAAGGCGCGGCATGCGGACCCCGCCACGGCCCCGCGCTGCGTCGTCTGCCGCACGCGCGAGGCGGGCCGCGGGCAGGTGTGCCAGGTCTGTCGGGACACGGGCGATCTGCCGACACACGAGATCGAGGCCATCATTGCCGCGGCTGAGGCATGGCACACCTATCAACGGCGGCATCCATGAACGATATCTGTCGCACGCTGCTGTCTATCCCCGTGATCGCAGTCACCGCGTATATTTTGTATCGACTGTGGATTGAGCCATAGGAGGATCACATGCTCGACCAGATGACCGATACCCAGTTCGCACAACTCGTCGGCGGGCTCGCGCTGGCCTGGCTCGTGGCGGGCCTCCTCGTCGGGCACGCGATTGGCGTCGTCATCCACCGCAACGATGAACAGGCCGAGCGGGCCTATCAGCGTCTACGGATGCGGAAGGGTCGACAGCCGTGAGCGCGCCACCCTACGATCCCGCCTGCCGACAGTGCCGCGCCATGGCTGGCAAGCGCCCGGCCGGCGTCACGTCGCTGTGTAGTCCGCACACGGATGCGGAGATGGTGATCCTGCGCGATCAGGTCGACGGGCATCTCTGCTTCATGGGCCGCGAGGACGGCACGCGCTTCGAACTCGTCGGCTATGCCGGCGGAGCCGCACCCGAGGGGCCCTACGGCTCTGTCATGTGCCAATACACCGCGCCTGATGGGACCATCTCGATCTGGCGCTATCAGCGGGTGGAGACCCCATGATCGGCATCGGGTTGATCGTGGTCGGGGCCGCCCTGTGGGCGTGGTGCGTCTGGGAAGGCACGCGCCCGAGAGGAGAGTGACGGCATGGGGGACTGGACCGCTATCCGATTGGGTATGCAATTGGCAACCGCTGAGATTCGCATCACCAAGCTTGAGACCGAGCTTGCGCGGGTGCGGTCCGTGCTCGCGGCGGTGCAGGCCTCGCATGCGGAGGTGCAAGCGCTGCTCATGGCGGAACTGGCGCGACCCGCCATCTCTGAGGCGCGTCTATGACCTGGCTCCTGAACCTCTGTCGCCGCTGGCTGGAAGACCGGGCCGCGCGCGACCTCACCCGCGTCGAACAGCTGCGGAGATTATGAAGACACCATGATTCGCATTGTGCAATTCAGCGGGGGTAAGGATTCAACCGCGCTCGTGCTGTGGGCTATTGAGCAGTGGGGCGCAGATGGATTTCTGCCGATGTTCTGTGACACCGGGTGGGAGCACCCGATCACGATGGCGTACGTGGCCCACATCAACGCCAGCGTCCTCGGTGGCCGGTTGCTCACCCTAAAGTCTGAGAAATACGCCGGTATGGTGTCTCTTGTCACGTTGAAGAAACGCGTGCCCAGCGCGAAGGCGCGGTTCTGCACCGACGAATTGAAGACGACGCCATCGGTGGATTACGTGCGCGGACTACACGACGAGGCGACCGTCTATCAAGGGGTGCGAGCGGACGAATCGCAGAAGCGGGCTGACGACGGTCCGCGGTTCTTCTCGGACCGTTACGATTGCTGGATCGAGCGCCCGCTATACGCCTGGACGGCCGCTGACGTGTTCGCCATGCACGAGCGGCACGGTGTTGAGCCGAATCCGCTTTACAAGCTCGGGGCGGGTCGCGTCGGGTGTTTCCCGTGCGTGCAGGTGAATCACGCCGAGCTAAAGCGGATGACGGAGACGTTGCCGGAGATTTGGGATCGGATGGCCGAACTTGAGGCGGCGGCGGCGGGCAGGACATTCTTTCCGCCGAATTATATCCCTGATCGATTCTGCTCCCGCCGCGATCCAAAGACTGGCGTGCGAATCCCCACGCTGGCAGACGTGCGCGCCTACGTGACGCAGCCTAATCAGCCTGATTTCTGGGATGACGAGGTGCGCACATGTACGAGTATCTATAACCAGTGCGAATAGTCGTCAACCCCGTCCCCACTAAGAGGCCATCATGCGACTGATTTGGATTCCCGCTCTACTGCTGACCGCCGCCTGCGCGAACAGTCCGTCAGCCCCCACCGCCCTATCGAGCGCCACAGCGAGCACGCCGATCGCGGCCACCGGAGGCCCCGACACCCGCGTCTCGCTCTATTCGGTCGCCGGCCTGCCGCAAGCGCCGGTCCCCACTGACGGCCGCTCTGAGCCCTCCGACCCGCCCGAACTCTTCGTGCAGGCCGACTCGGAAGGCACACCACAGGCGCACCTGGAAATCTTCGTGCGCCGGCAGCCCCTCGCGCAGTCCATCGTCATCCGCTGGTCGTGCTACCAGTCGCGTGATCCCCGGCCCGGTAGCGATGTCCGGCCCGCGAACGAGGGCAACACCGGCGAGCCCTTCCGCTACGATCTGCGGGTGGCCTGCTCTCCGGTCAAGGTCGAGGTCGGCTATCTGTTCCCGTCCGGGGCCGCAAGCCGCCTTGGCTTCCAGATCATCGGCCTCGGGCATGCGCCGACTGAGACTGGTGCCGCGCCCGTCTGCCGGAACCATGACCCGAGCCGTCGCGCCGTCCGCTGCGAGCACGACGACGAGGACGAGTGATGCGCCCGCAGACGTTCAGCGATCGCACGCACCCACGCTGCCCGTCGTCGTGGTGGGCCGTGGCGCCGCGTGAGGGCTTTACCGCGCATGTGAAGACCACCGAAGAGCCACGCATGCGAGCGACGGGGATTAGCTACTACTCGGGTCGCGTGGCTACGGACCCGGAACCCGGCGCGCCCATGGCCCGCCCGAAGGGAGGTGGGGTGTAGTGCTCGAGTTGCTCAACATAATCTGGGGCGATTAGGTGCCCCACTGAGTCTCGCCGGCCGCTGGTGTGGGCGCGGCAGGATGCCGGGGCGTGGGGTGAGTGAGGCCCAACGCCCACCGGCGAGGCTCAGAGTCTACCGCACGGAGTGACCCATGCCCGGAGCGCAGTTGAACGACGACGCCGACCAGCAGCACTACGGCTACCTGAGTGAGATGGTAGCCTGGCTTCTGAGCCTGTTCTAATACCCCTTGCGAATGACCTCGCCTGCCCGAATCAGCCACATCGTGTGGCAGGCGAGGCACTGCCACCAGCGCGACCGCTTCACGTCGGCACCCCACGGGGCCATGACCGCCCCGCAGTCCGGGCAGCGTGGCGCGTCCTCAGCCATCTACGGCCACGCCCCGATATAGCGCCACAGGAGCCGCACGGCCGGCCAGCACACCCACGCGAGCGCGACGAGGGCGAGGAGGCGCATCACCGGTCCCGCTCCGGGATGAGCAGCAGGATGAGCGTGATCACGACCACCACAACTAGCGCGGCCAGAAACCAAATCATCGTCAGTCTCGCGTCCGTCGCCGCTCGGTGCTCAGACCCGCATCGATCAACAGGCCGGTCAGGTGCCCGACCTCGGCCGTCACTTTATCGCCCAGTTTGCTGAGTAGATGATTCGTGGTATCGATGAACCGGTCCAGCCGCCGCCGATCTTCTTGCGATCGTGCCTCCAGGCGGACGATCCAGACGATCCCGGCGACGGTCTGGAGGAGCAGCGTCAGCGTGATCCCCCCAAGCGCAATCCAGGCTGGCAGTGTCATCGGACAATACAGGCGCCGCGCTCGTCGGCCGTCCGCGCCGCATTCACGCAGATTTGCGTGAGCACCATTTCGATCCGGCCCAGTTGCACCGCGTTCGCCGAGAGGGCCGTCTCTTGCTTCGCGATCGTCGTGATGATCATCCGTTGATTCTCGATGATCGTCGCTTGGTTCAGCATGATCCGCTCTTGCCCGGTGGTAACGGTCTGCACCATCACCCACATTAGATAGCCGGCGGCCACGGTCGGCGCGCCAAACCACAGCCCCGCGCGGATCCACCACGGGGCACCATCGAGGCCGTCGCGCGCCGCGGAGATGGTCATGATCTTAGATGTAGGGGACCACCATGACGCGCACCTTCTCGTTCAGGGTGCCGATCACATACCAGTCATCCGAGCGCATCGTGCCATCGGCGAACCCATCGATCACGTAGGGCGGCGGGGGCACGCTCGCCGAGGGCGCCCGGACATACTGCCCGGTCGTGGTGGCGACATCCGGCCCACCGACATAGAACGGGTTGACGTTGGCCGGGTCGGGCTGGAGGTGAATCTCCCGAATCCGCCCGCCGTTGAGCGAGACGGTCACGGCCTGCGCCGCGCCGGTCAACGTCATGAGGAAATTTTGTACATTCTGGGCCGCCATATCATCTCCAGAGCGAGAACAGGATCAGCGACGCCCAGCCGTACCGGGAGCCGTAGCGATACCGCGAGCCGTCCTCGAAGGCCGAGGCCGATGGCGTGGCGCCCACCTTCGGGAAGTAGCGGGGCGTATAGTAGCGCCGAGCATAGTAGCGGCCGGCGAACATCTCAGCCCTCCAGGAGCTTGCGGCCCGGTGTCACGTCCGACAGGCCGAACCGCCGTGCCGAGCCGACCTCTTCGATACTTTCCAGCATCGCCACGGGCGCCCCGTCTTCGATGCCCGCCCAGCGAAACGTCAGCCGATGCGCGGAGCCGTCGAGGCAGTCCACCGACAGCCGCAACGGCACGCGCTGATCGGCGGCGACCACGTCGAGGACGGCCTCGATCGTCGGCGGGAACTGCAAACGGACTTTCATCCGACCCCGCCGATACGCCAGCCACCACGCCCAGGCCCACACGTCACGACGGCCGCCGTTTCTGCTCGAGCCGCGCCCGCAGAAGCGCCCGGCCCGGCTTGACGATCTCGCCAGAGGCCGTGGCCGTCGTGACCGTCGGGGCCACCGCTGTATAGATCGGACGGGGCGGGAGCTCGGGCGACGGGTCAGAGGCCTCGGCCTCCGTCGCGAGCAACTTCTCGAGCAGCCCGACGACGGCGCTAAATTTGTCCATCGTGACCATATAGATCCCCGCCACGCTCACACAGAGACAGATCAGGAGGCCGACCGTCACCCCATCGAGCACGATCCGTGTGTCCATTAGACCTCCTACAAACTCAGCGTCACGTCGGATCGGTTCCCGTCCGCGTCCACCGTGGCGGTGATCACATTCGTGGTATTCGCGACATTACGAATCGTGACCGTCGTGGTCGCCGCCCCGGAGAGCCGCCCACCGAGCGCCGCGACCATCAGCTTGAGTGCTTGACGGACCGTCACCGTCGAATCGCCAATCGTGTCATCAAGGATCTCGTCCACCGCATCGGCCGCCAGAGCCGCCGCCGTGACGGTGTTGGCTTCCATGCCGTAGACTTGGGCGTTGACCCGATTGGCCGTGCCGAAGGTGAGTTGATCCGTGACCGTCTTGATCGCCCCCACTTCGGTATCGACGGCGGCCAGAATGGCTGCGACCTCCGTATCCACAAAATCATCGATCGTGTTGACTGACGCCTGCGACGCCAGCGAGGTCAACCCGGAGCCGGTGGCCCCGATGCGCGCGAACGTGTCGCCCGTCTGCGGCGTGTCGCCGGTATAGGCGTTGATCGTCAAACCCGTCCCGAGCGCGACTCCGTTCACGATCGTCTTCCCGATGGAGCTGGCGACCGTGAAGTCGCCCGCCGTCGTGTCCTGCCAGATGGCCGACACGATCTCGGTGACCGCGCTGGCGGCGAGTTCGCTGGATCCAATCGCATCGGCCGCGATGGCAGCCGCATCAATCGCCCCCGCGGCGAACGAGCCGGCTGCGATCCCCCCGGTGGCGATGGACCCCACCGAGCCGCTCAGGTTGCCGGTAAACGTGGTCGTAAGCGCGGTGGTGATGGTCGTCGGCGCGTTCGTCCCCGCGATGAACACGCCGCCAGCGGCTCCCGCGGTGGCCGAGGGGAGAAAATCCGTCTTCGTCTTCACGGCGGCGGTATCGGTCTTGACTGCCGCCACATCAGCACTGACGGAGGCCCCGGCGGGCGCGCCCAAGCGGGCGAACGCGTCCCCGGAGAGATAGCCCAGCCCGAAGGCATTCGCATCCTCGGGGTTATAGCTGACGACCTCGAACCGGTCATCGCAGGGATCGGCACCCGTGCCCGTGGCATGCAGGAGCAGCGGCCCCAGCGTGCCCGCATCGGTCGCGTGGCCCGCCACTTTGTACCAGCCGGATCCGATCTCCGTCACGGCGC